CAGTAAATCTTTAAGGTTTCTATCTATAGATCGGAGGTAACCCAGAACACTGTCATTAAAGACATCCTGGTCTTGTTCTGTCCTAATCTCTTTAACGTTCTTTACTGAGACATTTCGTTCAAAAGGAGGCTTAACACTCTTAAGCCCACTCTCTCGGCGTTGAATTCCTGGAACTCCAGGTTTTTCAGGAGAACGCTCAGTGGGGGGAATATCAGAGACTGGTTTGACAGGACTGAGTTTATTCAGTTTTTTCTTGGGGGCCAGTTCGGCCCCCTGGGGGTTCTTAGCACTCTGAGACTCTTCTTTGGTAAAGACCGTATTGATATCAGAAACTCTAGGAATTTCTTTACTGGGAGTGGGAAGTGGTTTACCTGGAGCTACAGCCATGCCATCCGTCCTTGTCTAGTGTCTAGCCTGCTTTCTAAGTTCATTCTCGCGTTTTATCTTCTCAATCAGAAGAGCCATGTAGATTTCCTTCTCATACGGAAAAAGTTCATTAAGATCTGCTAAAGAGAACTGGCCATATTGAGACAGATTGAAATCGAGTCTATAATAATCAAATAGGCTTTCCTCCTTATCAATTATAGAAAAAAATTGTTCAGTCCTCTTAACTCAATCGTCTTTGTCTTTGGTGGGATACCCACAGCAAACTCTAAAGTCAACTTGATGGTTGGCAGATTGTTAAAGAAGTCAATGATTTTCTGAATATCTAGATCAATAAGTCCCTTCAGCCAATCTGCAATTTCAGGTACAGTATACTCATCTGAATGGTAGATATTGTCTTTATCAAAGATGAACTCTACTAACCGTGCCATCTTACTGAAATCATCTTCTTCTTGATCTATCAGTTTAGCCAGGGCCACAGTGGGGAACTTCATCTTGATCCCTAATCCCCCAGAAAGAAACAGTTCCCGTTCAGGAAACTTAGTAATCTGAACTTCGGTTAGATCTAACTCTAGGGGAACGATATCATCAGTCCCATCGATATCCATAGTAGCAGTATAGTTTAGATCTACCTTTTCTCCTTTGGACTTAGCCTTAATGGAGATAAAGAGTAGTTCAAAGTCTACTACTGGGAGATTCCTGATATCAAGTAGATCGAAGGTACACCCATCAAGAATCTCGATTACGGCTTCTTGAATCTGATTTTCATCTTTTAGCATCAAGGCCGTCAATAACTTCTTGTGTTCTACTGAAACCCAAGGGCGATATTTTACGGTCTTTTCTGAACCTGGGAGAAAGAGTTCGTAGGTAGGAAAACGATGTTTAGGTAGAGGCATAAGTCACCTTAGGTAAGTTAAAGAAGGATAGCAGTTCTGTTGTCTTCCTGGACAAAGTAGGTCTCTTTCCTTTGAGTGATTTTATTGATAATTACAATAATGACATTATTGAACTCGTAAAATTTATCAGTAAACTTGGTAATGATGTAGTTTTTATTCTGTCTTAAAGTACTCAACCGAGTTTCTAATACACTGTTGCTGATTATCTGCTTAGGCTTTCTGAAGTACCGGTACACTAGATTCAAGTTTATTTCAGTCTGACCGGGGACTTCAATTAGAGTAGAGAGATCCTCTTGGGTATTGAAGTACAGTGCTGATTTGTATTGGATTTCAAGGAGTTGTCGGTTATTTATGGTAAAGGTGTCAGTCACTAAGGCCTGTGAAGAAGAGGCTAAAGAGAATACAGTTCGGCCTAGAAGAACTGACAGACTCTGAAGTTCTGGAATAACATCTATATACTCAACTCTAGAAAAGGAGAAGTTAGGCCTATCTTTAAAGTAGTATTCAGAAGAGAAGGTGTTGTTCAGTAACAACGTATGAATAAGATAATCTGTCTGGTTCTGAATTACCGGAACAAAGCATTCTACCTGTTCGCGAATCATTTCTAGTTCTCCTTAGGTGGCAATAGTGGGGGGAGTAGTTTCTTTAACCAAGGAAGAACAGGAGAACGATGAGAATGAAAAGGTAACATCTATGATGATAGGAGAATTAGTAGGTTGATAATCATAGTTGAAGGAAGAGACCTGAATAGGGAAACATTCGGAGAGACGAATCTCATACCTAGGATTGTGCTTCTGATCTAACTGAGTCAAAACTATCTCAGTGGAATAGTCACACTGAAACATTACCGTTCTTTCTTTATGGTGAAAGATAAATTCCAACCAGAGATCAAACAGATATTTTTCATACATATCCGAATGACAGATAAATCCTAGTTGAATAGGGGGACGAATTTCTCCAGCAATAACAATCCTAGACTCATGGGCTGAACTCTGAACATCTGAGGCTTCTAATCGCCTCTCTGGACTGGCGATCCTAGCACAGTTGAAGTTGATCAACTCCTGTCTTTCTCGTGTTAGTTTGTTATCAACCACGGCAATGTATTTAGACAGTTTATCAGGTACTGCAAAGGCTACCATGTACTTATTAGGTCTAGCATAGGAGTACTGTTTGATTCTAGAAAGAATTTCAGTGGAGACTAGTCGGTCTTTAGCTACAGTGTTCATGATCTACCTGAAACTAAGGGTTGGATGAATCTTGCCACTGAGTTTCCATAAGGACTGGTCTTCTCGTAGAGTAGTTTCTGTTTAGGGACAGTGGTTGAAGATACCGGAACAGCTACTCCTAGCTTACGTAAATCATACTCATCAAATACTAAAAATGTCATGCCGTGTTCCTTAGCAAAGGTGTCAGCAAACTGCCATTTGGTCTGGTTCTGAATAAACCGAAGTTGCTGAGATTTAGCCACTCTGGGTCCTTCCTTAATGATTCGTTGACTAAAAGGTTTTATCTCTAAGATAAACTTGTCTCCAGTGGTAAACTCTACAAAGAAATCTGGGAAGTACCTATGCCACTTCTTATCAGTAGTCAGGAAATATCGAATGTTGATTTCTTCAGAAGCCCACTCTTTAATCCTAGGAGATTCCTCCAGAAATCGCATAAACTTCTTTTCCCAGGAAGACCTATAGTATATTCTAGTGGGGTCTCCAAGGTATTTACCTGGGTTTATTGGGCGGTACAGATGTTCCATGGGGATTCATTCCTATTTCACCTATTTAGTTTAGTTTAAAGATTCCTCCACTAAATAGGTGAAATGATCTATTGGGGGGAGTTGGAGTGGAAGAAAAACCTAAACATAATCGACAGGTTTACTACAAAGGCAGGAATGTCAAGGCAGAAGTTTCTAGAAATGCTGAGTCTAAGAATTCTTCTTCCTTAGATCCGTCTGAGTTGATTGCTGATTCCAAAGCTCCTAAAGCCTACTTCTTCCCGAATAATTTATCCTCCTATGCTGCGGGGAATATCCTACGCTTTAGTATCTTTAAGTATCAAGGGGGTGGGTATAAGGCTGCGTTAGAACGTCCCGGAGGGGCTGACCTAATTGCAGATCTTCCTAAAGGGGATAAGATGGCAGACATCTATCTTCCAGAACCTCCTAGTGGGGGAGTGAGTTACAGACCAAATTGGATGACAGAAGCCGGGGCTATGGATTTAGGGAGACTGACTACTACAGCCATGTCCCTTGTCCATGAAACCAATAATAAGAGTCTCACTGATGAAATGAAAGGAGCCTTTATTGGTCAGGGAATGTCTGAAATTCTTAGAACTATGGGCAAGGCTGCTAATGCGGGAATAGGGGCAGATGCAACTAAAGTCATCGAAGGTGGGGTTCAGGCTGGTCTTGGTTACTATATGCAGGAGTATAAGGAAGAAGCCTTTAGGGGTATCTCTCCTAGAACCTTTGGTTACAACTTCAATCTCATTCCTACCTCTCCCTCTGATCTTATCCTGATTTCCAATATAATTCAATTATTTAAGTGGTCAGCCGTACCGGGTTTAGTAGAAATCCCAACCAAGGGCGATGGTACTGGTACTTCTTATGCGACCATCAGTATGACCAATAAGTTATTTGCCTCACCAGAAATCATTCAGATTCGGCATATGACTAAGGTTAAGGGTTCAAGTGGGGCTGCTACTAATGAGAATGATTCTTTGGAGATCAACCCCTGGATCAATAGACACCTTCCTTCAGTTCTAACCGGGGTTACGGTTCGCTATGGAAGTGATAGAGCACAGAATTTATTGACTTATGTTCAAGAAAGATCTACTGATCCTAATACTATAGAAGAAGTCTCCTTAGGAGCCCCCTTGATATATAATTTGGATTTAAGTTTTAAAGAGCTAACTGTTCTTACTAAAGCTGCAATCAACAATGGTTACTAGACATGTTCTACTTTGAAAACTTCCCTTCCTCAAATTTCGGTACCTCTACTGAGTACACCGATCTAAAGTTTAGAATTGCCATTCTCCCTAGAGTCTTAGAGAGAGATGATTGGTTTGATGAAATAGAGATGGTAGTAGGAGATACCATAGAGACTTTGGCGTACCGACTTTATGGTTCTCCTTCCTACTCCTGGGTCATTTTGCTCTCTTCCCCTAATCACCCACTCTTTGCTAACTTCAAGCAAGAACGAGAAGTCTTAGATTACTGCAAGCAGAAGTATGCCAGTCAACTCTATGATATCCATCACTATGAAGATGAGAATGGGAACACCTTAGATGATGTAGATAGGTACTATAAAGACCAAGTGTCTTACAATCTAAAGAACTCCAGAGTCATTCCAGTGACCAACTATGACTATGAATCTAGAAAGAACTATGATAGGCGACTCATTAGAGTCTTGAAACCTACCTATCTATATCAACTAATTCGTGAATTGAAAGACCATGTAACCCAGGCCAAACAAGGATTTAATAGATGAGTGAAGCTATCCATCAAGACCTATCCTTAGTAGGGGGTTACACCTTAGATAATCTAGAGATAAAGACTCATTCAGGAAACTCTATCTTTCTCCCTGGTCGGTTTGATGAAATCAATATCTATGAGTCAATGCTTTCCCCAGTAATCTTCGGGGATATCTTGGTCACAGACGTCTATAACTTTGTCTCCTATGGGCCAATACTGGGTGGAGAAGAACTCCTATTTGATTGTTCAAACATCCCCTCAGATGGACAACCTACTACCAAGAGAAACTCGACCTTTGTTATCTATACAGTGGAAGAGAAGGTTTTTACTGATGATAAAAAGGGTTCCTACCTGATTCGTTTCTGTTCTAAAGAAGCCATTTATAGTCAGCAGATCAGAATCTGCTCTACCATCTATAAGAAGAAACCTACTGAAATAGCTAGAAGTATTCTTTCTGCTTTTTATGTTGAACGAGATAGACTACTAACTAAAGCAGATAAGAGTGGCACGGATATGGATCCTAGGCGATATGTAAATGAGACTGAAAAATTGTATAGACTTGGGAAAGGTAAGGATGAAGAACCCATATCTGTTCACTTTCCTAATCTTCATCCCCTCGAATGTCTTTACTACCTAGCAGGCCGGGCTTATCTAAAAGCAGGAAGTGAGTATGATCATGGAAACCCATTCTTTTTCTTCGAACAACTTGATAATAAACATGTATTCATGTCTTGGTCTGAGTTGTTGGAAACCTTTAACTACTCAAAGAGTCTTCCAGAATTTGGTATTCGAGAAGATCTAACTATGGAGTTAGCAAAGGAGGGTGATACGAAAAGAAACAAACATGTCTTTATGTCATTACCTTCTATCTGGGGAAGTGAGAATAAGGATACACCTGGAGATCCTCCTTGGTTTAGAACTCATGAAAACTTCGCCACCGTAGAACGGCATAAGTTTCAGAAAGACTTTGACTTCTTTGAGAATGTCAAGAGAGGCATGTATGCCTCTACTTTGGTCAGTTATGATAACTGTTCTAAAAAGATTGTTCAACATTCTTGGTCCAATAAGCATCTCTATGACAAAGTCAGAAGGGTGTATCCAGGAAAGGAGTTTGCCTTAAATGTCTTTAATGATCAAGATGAGCCAGTAAGTCCAGAGGCTACTACTCCAGGCAAACGTAAGTCGGAATACTTCTCCCAGATAAAGTATGATGCTTATGTTAAAGCTACCCCTACTCATGATAAGTTGCTGACCGGTGGTAATGACTTCTGCCCGGAACTGACCAAGAATCAGTATGTCATGAAGCTCCAAGAACTCAATAACAACACGCTTTATGTCAATATCCCAGGAAATCTAAACTTTACCGTAGGCACTTTCACAGATGTCTTTATGCACTCCCATGAAGTTACTGCTGAAGGAAAGATTCAAAGAGACCCTCACTTTGCTGGTACATACGTCAATCTCAGAGTCAGACATACCTTTAAGTCAAATGGAATCTTTATCACTGCGGTAGAGATGGCCAAAGATGCCTTTATTGATAAGACCCTGCAGACCTTCCCTAAACCCACTAAGGAGGGTACTTAGATGATTGGTCCTGATAATCAGATTTTAGATTCTCAACCTACGTTCTTTATGGGTGTCTGTGAAGCTAGAAACGATCCATTAAAACTAGGCCGAGTAAAGGTTAGAATTTTTGGTCTACATACGGATGATCTTACAATTCTATCTGCTGATGATCTTCCTTGGGCTTCTTGTCTAATTCCCACTACTGAAGCCGGTCCCGCAGGATTAGGTACAACTCGCCCTGGTATTCCTCCAGGAACTTGGGTATTTGGTTTATTCTTAGATGGAGAATTAAAGCAACAACCTCTCATTCTAGGATCCATTCAAGGATTTACTCGAAAACCAGAAAATTCTCCAGATAATTTCATTGAGTCGGAGAAACGAAGAAAGGAAAAACCTGGAGAAAATGAAGATATCCCATGGAAGGAAGAAATAGAATTAGGTGTAGATATTTCTAGAGGGTTTATCGATCCACATGAAGAAAAACGTTCAGGAAACCCAAAGTATTCATACTCAAGTTTCAATGAACCTGAGAGTCATAAGTTATCCAGATCTTCAGACACTAAATTCACTTTCGAGGAGAAGAAAAAGCTAGATAGAACTTTTCATATTCATAAAGCTAAGGATAGAATTGGAAATTCCTCTGGAGGGGGTGTCTGGAATGAGGAGGAGTCTTATAGAGAAACTGAGTATCCATATCTACATATTCACGAATCTGAATCTGGTATTATAGATGAGGTAGATGACACTCCCTATAAAGAGCGTGTTCAGACTTATGTGGGTCCATTCCTAAGTTATGATGAAGTCGGTCGTCACCACTATTCTAAGAATTTAGGTAACAGAATCAATATCCAATATTCTCCAAACCATAGAACTTATATTCTGGGAAATTCAGACAGTTGTATTGGAATGGATGTAACAGATATCATTGGCGGAAATGAAACACATGAAGTCTGTGGAACTTCTACAAAAACAGTCTATGGAAACTTCAGAGCTTCTTATCTTGGAACTAACTCTATTCAATTATTTGGCTCCAATTTAGAAACTACTGTGGGTAATGACTACCACATAAAAATCTATAACGAATATAAGATGGAGGTAGGATCCAATTCTAGGCTGGTATATCGTGGGACTCTAGATGAAATTCATTGGATGCGGGATAGGATTTGGAATGAGGGAAGTGTTCATAGACTAAGAAAAAGAGATGTCTACGAGAAGATCAATCAATCGGCCCACTATATTATAAACGATGGTCGATATACACTGGTCTCTTTAGGAGATGACAACCATACGGTATCTAAAGATTATAAGCTTCATGTCGGATCTAAGACTAAAGGTGAGTTCCATGAAATCGTCAAGGGTAAGAAAAAAGTTCAAGTATATGAAGATGTCAATGGAGTTTACGAAAAAAATGAAGTCAAACAAGTAATTAAAGATTTAAACTTATCTGTAGGTGGTAACTCCAATGACGCAATAGTAGGTGATAGACAAACTAAAATAGACAAGAATAAAATTTTACAAGTGAAGGAATGGTTTTATAAAAAGGTTACTAACGCATTAAATGATATGGATGTTTGGTGGATGAAAATAAATGAACTCAAGCAAGTCATTATTAAGAGTGAATCTTATATTAAAGCCAAACGAAGTCTAACAGAGAACCGAGCAGATCACACTAAGGAAGATCACTCACTTAAAATAGATGGAGACTACCATATTAAAGTAGGAAAGAACCTAGTATTTGACGTTGAGGGGAAAATACTAATCAAAGCAGGGAAGAATTTTGTCGTAAGAGCAGATGAGGATTCTGTTATTGGATGCAAAGGAACTTTATATAGTGGTGGGACAATATCATCTATTGTCCATGATCCTAGTGCAACAAATTTTCACGATATAAATCATGTGACAACACGCATTGCCCCGATAAATTTACCCTCTGTGACAGCTAATATAATAGATCTATCCAGTTTGGCGTCCTTGGAACCACCCGAATGTCCGGATTTTGAGGTTTCACAACCCGACTACCCTAGTGAAGCAAAACTTCCTACTAAACCTACAATGATGGAAGGCGAATACGTATGAGTGAAGTAACACCGTTTCCACACTATAATGATCTCCACGATAATAGATTCACTGGGTTGGAATTAAAAGAAAAAGATTTCAAACTGAATTCGACTTTTGATGTTACTAAAAAAAGAGATTTAGACAATCCCAGAAAAGGAGTTCCTCCAGAATATGATGTACCTTTGCGCCGATTTAACTTTTTAAATCAAAAGTTGCGAGAATTTCCAGTAAAAGAGATACCTGGAAATATCCAATTGATAGACTTCGGTGATGGATTTGGAAAGACGTATGCTTATAAGTGGAAGAATAGAGACAGTATTGTTGGTTATTATATGCAGTTTGATGATGATAGTAAAATTCAAATCATCGGGTCTAAAATAAATTCTGGAACCTCTTTATTTGCAAAGTATGGATCCATAATAGTTAATGATTCTAAATTAGAGAATTGTACAATATACGCAGAAGGACCGTTATCTATTATAAGTTGTAATTTAAAGAACTGTTACATCTTTGGGGATGGAATATTATCTGGAATTCAGGCTGAAGCTAGAGCAAGGTTTATAGGAACAGGCTTAGACTTAAATGGTTTAACAATCATGGCACCTACTCTATTTTTTAACCCAAAAGAGCTTAATCAGGAGAAGATAGCTATTAGAGGTTGTAGTTTTTCATCAAGTTGTGATTTAATTGGAGGAGTAGATATAGAAGGTTGTAAATTTAATGGTCCCACTAGGATACAGGGTAGCTGCACAATAAAGGGAACTAATTTCTTAGGGTCGACTCAGATATTTTCCAAAGGTATATCAATCAAGGATTCAAATTTTATGGCTGGGAGTTCTGCATTTTTAACGAATAGTTGTAAAATTAAAGATTGTATTATCAAAGATAGTCCTTATATTGGAGGTCACGCTTCGATAGAAGCCACGAACATTTCTGGTTCACCTGTTATCTTAGAAAATGCTTTTATTAAAGATGCTATCATAAAAGGTGGAATAATAATTCAAAATTCATCTGTGATTAGTGGAAAAGTTTATGATAAGGCATTCATTACTGGGTCTTCCATAATCAAACAAGAAGTATCTGGAAATGGTGTTGTGGCTGGGTCTGGAACCATGTGTAAAGGCAAGGTCAGAGGATTATTACTTAATGGGGTAACCTGTACTCATACAGTCCCAGAAGGACAGACTCATTGGGATAATCGGTCATGCGTGGTAACTCAAAAGAATAAACTAATAGACGAACGCAATGATAATAATTCTCCGGGAAAATCTGAAGCAGATCAATCCGCACCACCTTCTATAGAATAAACTACTATGATACTAAATCGGTTGAATTTATCATTTTCAGTTGACATATCGGTACCTAGCCAGAGACTATATGGCCTTAAAATTCCAAGTCTACCAATAGATATACCATCGGATAAAATACTCAAGCTATTTTATAAGGATGGGGTAACTGAGACTGAAGTCTTAAGTGATAATTGGTCAATAATAGACACGGTTTATGGACACGACTTAGAGGTGGTCCAGACCGAAATCCCAAATTCAGCAGATCTGATATTCCAAGTCGATGAAATTATTGAAGAAATAAAATATATCGACGATCTTCAATCCGACTTTTCCTTTATGTTATATCTTTCTGAAAATGAATATCTAGATGACCAGTTCACAGTATCTATAGACTATGGATATGAACCTGGGGATTATTCGTTATCGACAGATTTTGAGTCTACTTATTCTGTCGTTAAAGAGAATCCAGATTTTAATCCACAACAAAACCCATATAACCAATTTTTCGTGAATGTCTTAGACATCACATTCCCAGCCAATACTTTTGTGACTGACTATGTATATTTTAGAATTACACTTCGAAGGCGGTTTACATTCGAACTAACCGTATCATCAAATAGCCTGACTTTTACCCAGAATAATCTATCATTTAGGCCTAAATCAAGTTTAGATTCTACTCCAATAAATATTGGTGCGACCCATTCTGTTGATATATTAACACTAGGGTATATGATATTAGATCTTGAAGGTGCAACTCAAACATATACCTTAGCCATGTTTGATTACAATGATCTCGAATTTAGACAGGTTGAAGATTTCACAGTGGAAGATACCACATTGACGTTCGAATCTCCATCTTATACCCCAGCATTTTGTAGTCCCATATACACCTTAGAAGTGAATAGAACTGCATCAGCGGATTCAACTTTTGTGAACTATCCAACATTTGACCTAATTTCTGAATATGAATTCGACTCAGGAGATTCTGAATATGAATTCGACTCAGGAGAATATGAAGATTCAGATCACTAACTTTAATAGAGTAACCATTAAATGATATCATTCCAACAATTTAAAACTTTTTTGGTTGAGACCATCACTAACATTGATAAAACCGAATTATCGGATCTGTTAAAGAATCCGGGAAAAACTCTTATCCATTTTTCAAATTCTGATGTTTTCCCCCCCCAGTCTAATCTTCGTGGTTTTGCAAGTGCATTTAATAATGAAGTGGTTGGATCCAAATTTGGAATTTCAGTACTGAAACCTAAAGATGCGTTATTTTTCTGGTTTCTCAAAGATCTTGCACATTTGCGCAATACGGGATCTTTATGGCAAAGAAGGCAATATGCTTATCTAATAGACTGTCCAGAAGGATCATCTGTATTTAGAGTATCAACTTATAACGAGAAAAGTTATGAAAAAGATATTCTAACCCTAAAAAATAAAGGATTTAATTTTCTGACATCCAAGTTAGCATTAGATCTTCAAGGTGACATCCTAGACCATTTAGAATTTGGAAAACTGGATATTAGTCTCCCTAAAAATATACCAACATTCAGTGACAGACTAGGGGCCTTGTGGAAAAGTCACATAGAGATAACCAATAAAAGGAAGAATTTAGAATTAACTTTTACGGACTATTTAGAAAACAGTAAGTTAGGTCCCGCTAAAATAAGGACTCTTCCAGACCAAATTAAGAAGCTTATTTGGATCTGTATTTCAAAATATCTTAATCTGATTAGAGACGAACAAATTATCAAAAAACTGGGAAGTCCAGTCAGTAGCCTATCGACAGACAAATCCTTACAGACTAAATATGGTCCACTGCCAATAGTACTTCCAGATGGAACAAAGATATCCAGTTTGGCTAGTATACTTCTAGATACGGATCAAAAAATAGACCCAGAAATGACTATAGAGGCATTGACAGCCAATTTAGATTTTTCAGAGATCGACACACCTACCCGAATAACTCCAGATATGTATATCGAAGCTATGAATAAGTTTATTCATAATTACTATTCAATCTATCGAAAAGGGGAGAAGCCTCTAGATATCGATCATCCTGCCTGGAAACTTTGGTTAACCATTATATTTTTCTCTATAGACAAGAAAGAATCCTGGAAAAATATCTGGTTATCTCTTGGTTATAATACCATTATAGATGACGATCCAAGAACCCAAATTACTCCTGGATTGGAGAAAATGATGATTGCTAATACTG